TACAAAGAGAAAAAGAAGAAAACGCAAAAAGCAAAAAATAAGGACTCGAAAACGCAAAATGAGGGGACGAAATCGACCGAGACCGCGCCCGCGAAATCGGAGTCGGTCCTCTCGAAACTCGGGAAAATGGTCGGGGTATGACACAAGAGATCCAAGAGATCCCCGTCTCGAATACGGTCGACGCGACATTCTCGATCGAGCTCGACGGCAACGTCTACAGCTTGCGATCCCGATGGAACGAAACCGATCAGGCTTGGTTTCTGGACATCGTCGGGATCTCGGTCGACCTCGCTCTTTACGGGATCAAATTGGTTTCCGGTTTTGATCTGCTCGCGGCTCATGGTTTCGAGGAGCTCGGGGAGCTTTGGATCGCGGATTTCGAGGAGGAGCCGATCGATGCAAATCTCGACCAATACGGGGATCGGTTTAAGTTGCTCTATGTTACGCGGGGATCATAATGGGGATCCTATTCGACCGAGCGACCGAGCTCCGGATTTTCGCGGGCGGGAAACGCTTTACAATCCGCGATCTCGATATGGATTTTGACGTCGCTCTCTCCCGCGACTCGAAACCAAACCAAGCGAAGATCACGGTCTACAATCTAAGCAGAACAACCCGCGGACTCATTTCGGAGTCATACCAGGGGATCGAGTTTCTCGCGGGTTATCAGTCAAAGCCCGTTTTGATTTTCCGGGGGACCATGATCCGCCCCCTCCATACGATCGGAGCCTATGAAGTCTCGACCGCCATTTTTGCGGGGGACGGTCAAAAAGAATTCTCGACAAAGATTTTCAATAAAGCGTATGCCGCGGGGACTCCGATCTCTCAAATCTTAAACGATATGGCGCTTGCCCTCGGGCTCCCGAGCGAGGTCGACTCCGCGACCGTCTCCGCGACCTTGACCTCGGGGGCGAGCTTCTCGGGCCGGGTCAAAGATTGTCTCGACAAAGTAACCCGGGATTTTGGGCTTTCGTGGTCGATTCAACACGGTACGATCGAGATCATTGTCGCGGGTCAACCGCCGATCAAGAGCTCGACCGCGGTCGTCTTGAGCTCTGATACTGGTTTGATCGAGTCCCCGGTCTTGACCGACACCGGGATCAAGACCCGGAGTTTCTTGAATCCGGAGATCCGCCCCGCAAGGCTGATCCAGGTTAAGCCGCGATCGACGGTTCTCAATTTTTCCGAGGACACTAAAAAGCCGCCCAAGCTCGACGCGGCGGGGATCTATATTGTCGATCGAGTACAGCATACCGGATCGAATCATGGCGGGGCCTTTGACACCTTGACCGAGTCGGATCTATGGAGCTCTAAAACGAAATGACCGAACGGGATAAAATGGGCCTCGACGTCGCTCTCGGGATGATTTTCGACGGGCTGATCCGCGGTATCCATACCGCCATGATCGCCCAAGTGACAGCCTTTGACGGGGACCGGAGAACGATCTCCGCCCAACCTGTGCTTAAGCGGCTCTTTGAGGGCTCCGACGCCCCGGTCCTCCTCCCGATTTGTGAGGACGTCCCGATCGTCTTTTTGGGCGGCGGGGACATGATTGTCGAGGTCGACGTCGCGGTCGATTCTTATGTCCTTTTGATATGCTCCGAGCGGTCGATCGAAAAATGGCTCTCGTCCGGTGGCCTCGTCGACCCCGGGAGCTCGCGAGCCTTTGATCTCTCCGACGCGATCGCGATCTCGGGGCTGTTCTCTTTTGCCGATCCTGTTTCTCCGGGCGTCGAGCCGAAATCGATCACGCTCCGAAAGCGAGACGGAACCGTCTTTTTTCGGGTTAAGGATGACGGGACGATCCGGGGCGAAAACCCCGCGGGCTTTTTTGAATTGAATGGATCGACGGGTCAAGTTAATATCAATAATAACTGGACGGTGGATCCATGAAAGACGTGATGAACGCGGGCGGGACGATAGCACACAAAAGCGGCCCCATAACCGGGGGAGCTTTTGTCATAACCTCGATCCCCTCGGTCAAAGACAAAGCGGTCGGCTTGGGCGTCTTTCCGAAAGAGGTCGAGTTTACTTTTTCGGGCGGCTCCGCTCCGGGTTGCGTTCCGGGGACGGTTGTCTCGGTTGCGCCGACGAAGATCCCCGCGACTGCGATCAAGGGTAAAACCGAGGGCTCTCCCCCCGTCCGGGTTGGGGATTTTGTAACCATGAACGCCCAAGGAACAAACCCGACTCCGCCGCCCGCGACGGTCGCGGTTTCGGGCCCGGTCGAGGTATCCGACGCGGGACAAACGAAAGTAAAGGCAAATTAATGGGGACCGATTTCGCACTAGATGAAAACGACGCCCTGCGAATCGTCGACAATGATTTCGTTTTTATTTCCGACGCGGAGGAGGTCGCTCAAGCGGTCAAGATCGCCCTGCGTTTTTTGTTCGGGGAATGGAAATTTGACCCGGCCCGGGGGCTCGATTGGCTCGGGACTATGTTCTCGACTCAAACCAGCCTGGAGCAAAAAGAGGCGGCGATCCGGTCGACGATCCTCGGGGTCGAGGGCGTCTCGGGTCTGCTCGCGTTTCAGTTTGCCGTTGATCCAATCAATCGGGGGGCCCTGATCACCTATACCGCTACAACGATCTACGGTATAATCTCCGGGGAGATAGTTACACCATGAGCGAGTTTAACGAAAACGGATTGATCCTCGATCGATATGCCGACATTTTCGCGAAATTGGAGGCGGCTTTCAAATCGATCGCCGGGTCGGGTTTCAAGACGACCCCGGGCTCGGTCGGGGGTCAAGTGACAGCTTTAATCTCCGAAACGGTCGCGGATCAAAATGAGCTTGTCGAGGGCGTTGTAAATGCCTTTGACCCGACCGGAGCGGCGGGGGTCTATCTCTCGAAACTCGTCGCGTTTAATGGGATCGAGCGGAAAAAGCGGGTCGCGAGTGTTGTCGACGTTACTTTAACCGCCAATGCAGCGGGATCGACTGTTCCGATCGGGTCTCTGTTTTGCGATCCCGCGGTCGGGGAAAACTTCGCCCTCGACGCGGAGGTCGTTCTCGCTCCGCTCGAATCGAAAACCGAGACCGCGACCGCGATCAATTTCGGACCGATTGCAGCGGCGGCGGGGACGATCACGAAAATAGTCAACCCGGTTTATGGTCTCGCGAGCGTAACCAATCCAACCGACGCGATCCCCGGACAAGACCGAGAGCAGGATCCGACGCTTCGGACGCGGAGAACAACCGCGGCGAAAGGGTCCGGATCTGCTAATGTCGCGGCGATCTATACCGCGATCGCGAATATTGACGGGGTTATTGCGTGCCGCGTTTTCGAGAATAAGACAGATCTTATCGATTTAAATGGCGTCCCCGGTCATTCGATTTGGGCGATTGTCGAGGGCGGAGCCGACGAGGAGATCGCCGCGGCGCTCTTTGGAACGGTCGACGGGGGCGTCGGGCTGTATGGATCGACCTCGGTCAACTATGACGACCCGATCACCGGGCGAACATACGCGATCCCGTTTGAGCGACCGATCCAAGACCCGATCTATATCTCGATCAATATGCTAAAAAATACGAAATATCCGGGCAACGGGGACGCGACGATCAAGGCGGCGATCGTAGCCTACGGGACTGAGACTTTTTCGATCGGAGACGCGATCGTCCAGTCGCGGCTTTACTCTCCCGCGAATGAGACCCCCGGACATACGATTTCGGATCTTTTTCTCGGGACGGCCCCGAATCCCGCCTCGGAAAGCGACCTCTTGACCGCGGTCAATCATATAGGGGTCTTTGACGCGAGCAGGATACAGATCAATGGGATCTAGACTCGACACCGCTCTTGACGGGCTCCTCCGCCAATTTAAGCGGGAGGAGGCGATCGGCTTTACGATCCCGAAACTACTCGCGGCGATCGAGGCCCGCTTTGAGGACTCCGACGCGATGCTATACGCTCTCGCTTTTTCGCGATGGCTCGACACCGCGATCGGGGTCTGGCTTGACCAGATCGGAAACATTATCGGGATCTATCCGAGGCCCGCGAAACTGATCCCCGCGGAGACGACTTTCGCTTACAGGAAATTGACCGATCCAGGGGATCCTCTCAAAGGCTTTGGCGCTCTTTCGGCTCCGGGGACCGGGGGACATTTCGAGACGATCGCGGGGGTTTCGTCCGGGGAGCTCGTCGACGACGAGACCTACCGATCGTATCTCCGGGCGAAAGTGATCGCCGTCGCGGGCAACACTTCGATCCCGGCGATCTGGACGTTTATAAACAAGGCTTTCGGGGCTGATCCGCTGATAACCCGACCCGCTCCCGGC